CCAACTAAAACAATGTATGGTCAATATCGTGCTTTAATTTTAGAAGATGAAAATGCTAATTTTATTTTTGGAAAAGGAACGAATGTAGTAACAGGATCAAATTTTTGGGTTCTTTCTATAGAAAGAGCTAGATATAAAGAATCTTTATTCCCTGGTTCATTAAATTTAACTTTATCTGGTTCTGGTATAGGAATTATTAATCTTACTGATGATTCACAAGACAACTTAGTAAATTCCTTTATAGGAACTACCCGAGTATTCCAACTAATTTCAGGATCTAATGGTACAGCTGGTTCACTTTCAAACAGTGGATATGTAGCTAATTCTGGTTCTTATGGACTAGTATTCCCAGATTTAGGAACTATTATATTAAATCCATTAGCATTAAGTCAATCAATTAATTTATCCCCAAGTAGATCATCCAATTCAGATGGATTAAACACTACAAGATTTTATACATCAATATCTGGAGGTGCCTCTTTTGCCTTAAATTCAGAAGAAACTATCACATCAGATTACATATTTGTTAGAGCTAGAAACAGTGAATTTAACTATTCAGAAAATCCAACATTTATTTCAGGTTCAACTGGTGAGGTAATTTATGATAACTTTATTAATCAACCTCAAGTATATGTTACTACTATAGGGATGTATAATGATAGTAATGATTTATTAGCGGTTGCTAAAATGTCAAGACCATTATTAAAGGATTTTACAAAAGAAGCTTTAGTTAGAGTTAAATTAGATTTTTAAGATGAATGAGCGTATTCAAACCATTCATAACTTCTGATGTTTTAATCTCTCCTTTTGAGGTAAACAAATCTTTCACTTTTAAAGGTGATTCTGAATTTACAGCTTCTAATGTTGAGATTGATAGGTATATTGGAGAAAATATAACTTCTTCACTTTGGATATCTGGGTCTAACCCAACAGGACAAATTAATATCCAAGATAAAGTTTTAATTTATAACTCAATCAAAGAACTTTACTACTCTAATTACTTAACTAACCCTTCAGGTTCCCCAGCAGGGACTGCTTCCTTTAACCCCGATGGAACTATAACAGGACCAGCATATACTCCAAATTATTATAACTATCTTTCTACTACTTTACCAACTTATAGATACATCCCTACAGGATCAGGAGATATAATAGGGGTAATTTCTATTCCTTCAAACTTATTTGGGGAATATTTAAAACCAACTACTGTAACTTTAACATCTGGGAGTATAACTTTACAAGATGATGGTTTAGGAAATATGTTATATAATACCCTAAAAGTAGGAGATGTAATTTATGAACATGGATTAATTATTTTAACTAGTGATGGAATCCCAGGACAAAATGGTTACGGTTATATTATTTATGGTTCTGGTGTTTATGGAACTAACGACATTCAATTTATAAACAACTTTATTACAACTCCAAACCTAACATGCTCTTTTGAAAGTACAGTTACAATATACGAATCACAATATAAATGTACTCTAAGACAAAATGAATTTAATTTTTCCCAAAACCCAACCCTAATCTCAGGTAGTTTAAATAGTGGAATAATATATAATTTTGCAACAGGTTCTTATTTTACCCCATATATAACTACAGTAGGTTTATATAATAATAATCATGAATTAGTAGCCGTAGCAAAATTATCCCAACCTTTACCTACTTCAGCTGTAACCGATACAACAATATTAGTTAACTTAGATTTATAATATTTATATAAAATGGCAAATACACTTACCCAAATAGGAATTGAAACTGGAGATACAGTTGAAGCATATCATGTTTCTCAATCAATAGATGCACTTACAGGAACGGAAGCATATGATATCACAATTTCAGGATCTTTAACAGCAATAGGCCCAGTTAATTTTACTCCTGATGTTTCAATTGCTAATAACCTTACTATTGGAAATGAACTTTATATAGCAAATGCAGGATACATCGCTGGACAACCTATTTTAACATCAGCCGGAGCAACAGGATTTGTAACCTCAGTAAATGGAGTTTTACCTTCCCCTGGAGGAAACGTTTCAGTAGCATTATCATCTACAATAACAGGAAACTCAGCATCTTTAGTAATCTCTTCTTCTGGAGATAATACAGGTTCTCTTTCCCCTGGTACTTTATGGGTTATTTCAGGAGATGCTAATCCAAATAACAATGGTGATGCTTATATTTATACTACAAGTTCAATTACTGGAGAAGGACAATGGTTAGTAATAGCTCCTTTAGATGTGCCATCAGCAGATGCTCGTTACATTCTTAAATTTGGTGATGATTCTCATACAGGATCACTTTCCATTTCAGGTTCAGGAATAACAGTAGATATAATAGGTGATTTAGTAGTAAATGATGGGAATAATAACAGTATAGAATCAAATAACAGATTACTAATTGACTCTGCAAATAATCAATCAATTGATTGGAATGGAAGAAATTTTTATGATGCTTCAAATTTGCAAGCTGGTACTTGGGATGCAAGAACTTTAACAGATTCTTCTACTATAGATTCAGTTGATTGGGATTTTAGACGATTAATAGATTCAATCGGAGGAAAATCAGTTGATTGGGAAAATAGAGTACTTATTAAATCTGATGGATTTACTACATCATTAGATTGGGAAAACGAGCAATTTTATGGTACATCATCATTTGCTACAAGTGCTTCATTTGCTATTAGTTCTTCACGTGCTGTTAGCTCTTCATTTGCTATTAGTTCTTCATTTGCTATTAGTTCTTCACGTGCTATTAGTTCTTCATTTTCCTCTACTTCATCTACTTCATCTTTAGCATTTTCATTAACAGAAGGAACTGTAACTAGTGCAAATGGAGCATCTGATCTTACATTAGATACTACTGATATTGGGTTAGTTAGTTGGATAGCTAGTTTTACAGCTAATAGAATTTTAAATCTCTCTAATTTAACCAGTGGAAAATCAATAAAAATATATATAAGAAACCTCAACACAAACCCTAGACCAATTACAATAAAAGCCAGCGCTACTAACTCATCATGGGGGAATGTTCTTTGTTCTAGAGGAGGAGGATTCTCAGCTATTTCAACTGTAACTTTAGCGGCAAGTAGTGGAGCCGCTACTATATGGGTTGCTAATATAGGAGGTAATTTTGTAGGATCTATAAGTTAATTTTTTATGTTAAATTGGTTATACAAAGATAAAAGGATAGAATCCCTTGAGGATTTTCCTGAAGGAACATATGGTTTTATATATATTACTATTCATGAACCCTCGGGTAAAGCTTACTTAGGTAAAAAAGTACTATATCATAACGTTAAGAAAAAATTAACAAAAAAAGAATTAGCTGAACAAACTGGTAGAGGAAGAAAACCTACTACCCAAGTTACCCAAAAAGAATCTGATTGGAAAACATATTACGGATCAGCTAAACCTATACTTGAATTAATAAAACAGGGTAAACAAAAAGATTTTATTCGTAAAATTTTATGTACTGTTAATAATAAAAAACTTTTAACCTATTATGAATGCAAATACCTATTCCAGTTAGGTGTTTTAGAGAACCCTGATGAATGGATTAATGATAACATTTTAGGTAAATTCTTTAGAAAAGACTTTGTTACTCAAGAATAAGATTGTATCTTATATCTATGGTAAATGAATTACTAGTAAATTTGGTAAACTCTGTTTTAGGAGCAGGAAAACGTACCGCTAGAGGAAATCAAGCATATACTTGTCCTTTTTGTAATCATCATAAACCAAAATTAGAAGTTAATTTTACAGAAAATAAAGAAGGAAAAAATCCATGGGCTTGTTGGGCGTGTAGTAAAAAAGGAAAAACAATTAAGAGTTTATTTAAGCAAATTCAAGTTGATGCTACTTACTTTCAAGAACTTGGAAAATTAGTAAAAAATGTATCTAATGATGATTTAGAAGTAACTTATACTTCTTTAGAACTTCCAAAAGAATTTAAAACATTTATTAACAATAAAGATATAACAGCTAGACATGCTTTAGCTTACCTTAAAAAAC